ATGATATCGAAGCACCTGCTTCACTTGGTACTAGTGACACCATCAACGTAGTTCAAGTGGGTGTGCGCTTTAATGGGGTAGGTGCCTCAGCCAACGCCTCATTTGTTCTTAGGATCAAAGCCTCAGCAAGTGGGACGGTTGAGGAGTCTAGTGCAATCACACCTTCAGATGCGACGTGGGTAACAAATGCAGCCGCAGCACCTCGTAATTATTCCCTCACTCTTTATGATCTTCCAGGGGAATCAACTACAGTTTGGACAAAAGCAGATCTTGAGGCAGCTCAGATCGGGTATCGCCTCTCAGCTACCTCGACTAACGCAGCTCAACTCTCAACTATCTGGCTTCTCGTTGACTACACACCAGTCTACGGGACACTCAAAGCGAAACCGCGCAGACCTGTGATTAACTGGAAAATATGATAACTAAAGACCTTGTATTAGATTTACCTTTTGCAGATGGTGGAACCAGTCGTTTTACGGATACTGTTACTGGAAAAGTCGGAAAATGGAATAATACACCTATTACAGGCTGGGACTCACGTTTGGGGACATATATGGATCTCAACGGGAGTAATCAGGATGGAGTACTCAACCTAACAGGAAAACAAGTAGCACTTCAACAGGTCACTATAGAGATTATCCACAGAGCCGATTCAGTCAGTCAATATAAAAGAGTTTTCCATGTTGGCGTAACGGCAGATCGTACCCACTCAATTGAATTTGACGATGGGTGGGGGTATGTTTTTAATGCTGGGTGGTCAGGAGGCGGAGGTTCTTGGTCTATCCCTAAGCCGGCTGTTGGAGATATTGATCACTTCTTCTGGACATACGATTGGGGATCAACAGCCAACAATCCGATTATCTACAAGAACGGCATTTCACAGACCGTTACAGTGCGCGGAGCACCATCAGGTACTGCAAACAATGACTATACAAAGCTGACGATTGGTTCAGAATTAAGCACGAGTCAATACTGGGATGGGCGCATATATCTTGTTCGGATGTGGAGGCGTGTTCTTACAGCAGGCGAAGTAACACTTCTAACAAATAACCCCTGGGCTATTTATGGAAACAATCCGAAAGCATTTATGCGAGTTGGTAAGGCACCAGCCGCAGGAGCACCAGTCACATCAACCTCTATTTTTCAAACAACTAATCAGTTCTGGGGATCATAAATCTATTGATTACTAGGAGGTTGCAAGATATAATTAACAGAGTTTCAAGTTTAAAACTAAGAAGCAGCTCGGAAGGCTGCTTTTTTTATGGAGAATATGGGAATAGCATTTAAGGGAAAACACACAAGATACATATCTTATATACCCACGGGCAATAGCTCAATCTATGGGTGGAAAGGTTTGGTGACTAAAATATGCCATTAAATTTAGATCTAGCAAATGAAGGAGGCGTGCAAATTATCGGAGACGGTGGTGAAAATCCAGCCGGAGTAGTTCAGTTTAGAACAGCAGGAGCTATGCCCGCGCTTAATCTCGGGAGGACAGCAACTGGTAGTCAAACAGTAGGAATCCTTAGATTCGGTGGAAGCTCTATGGCCTCTGGTGCTCTTATGGAGTTTACAGGGGGCTTTATATCAGTAACCTCAATAGTTTTGACAACTGTTGCAAATGTTGACTTTGTAATTCCAGTCCAAGTTGGACTCGAAACACGGTACATTCCAGTATTCAAAACGGCTGCGGTTGTTGGAGCAGCAACTTTCTAAGACATGCTAGATGATGGCATGTTTTAATCATTATGTCATGGACGTTGCAGGACGCTCAGATAAATATTGCATCTGAAATGGATCAGTCTTCCTCTGCTCCCACAGAGGGCGGTACTGATTGGATGATCAGAAAAAATGCCCTGAATAGGGCTCTAATTGATTGGGAAAATTCGAGTGATTGGGATAGTCTCAAAGTCTTCTATAACAGCAAGGTCACTGTTGCGGGATTTGCTACTTTGGGATTACCTGGTAACTTTAAGAAGCTAGATGGTATTCCTGGAATAACGTGGGATGGATCAAGTCATGCTAAGTTTCAAGTCATAGATCCCTCCACGAATCATCTTTACAACGATTCCGATAAGTTTGTAAATATATTTGACAATGCCCGCGATGGTAAAGCGATGTATATTCATTCGCCTACGCTAGCATCAGGAGCATCGGTTCAGTTTACCTATTACAAGAGCCCTCAAAGCCTCGCCTCAGCAGTAGATGTCATTGAAGTGCCTGATCCTACTTATGTACTTCAAAGAGCGCTCTATTACATATACAAGGGTCGTGAAGATGGTCGATTCCCTGAAGCAAAGGTTGAAGCAGATAAAATTCTAGCTCGCATGATGGAAAACGAAGCATCCAGGGGTCTCGCATATAGAGATAGAAGTATTCCAAATCAATTAGAGCAACGAGGCTTCAAAATTGGCAGGGACTGATATGTATGTCAAATTTCGATTTCAAAGAACCAGCTTACAAACCACCAAAAACCCTTCAGCTAGAATGGGACGAATGGCGTGGAGGATTAAATACACTTCTTCGCCAAACTGAGATCAAAGACAACGAACTCGCACAAGCTGATAACCTTAAGCTTGTAGGAAAGGGAGTTCCCACGAAAAGAGAAGGATCAGCAGACTACTTTCTAACTGCGCCCTCTGTCGCTACTGGCTCGCAAAGAGTTCGCGGACTTAAAGGTGTACTATTCGCATCAGGAGTATCAGGCGTTAATGAACTACTCGCGCTATCTGACTGGGGGATACTTGTTAAAAAAAGCGGTGCTTCTTATCAAAAAGTACTCGGTGCATCATGGGTCTCAGGATACAACGCTGAGATGGTGCAGGTGTACAACAAGGTCTATATAACAAATGGAATTGATACGCTTAAAAAGTATGATGGTGCATCTATCTACGGCTTTACACAGGTTTCAAAGCCTACAGGGGTACAGGTAACAAATTTATCGGGTGTCTCAGGTACATTTACAAGAGCGTTTCGCATATCAGCGTTTAATGCTGTAGGAGAGTCAATAGCCTCAGATGCAGTACTTATTACTAACACGCCTCAGGATTTAATTAATACAACACTGCGTGTAACATGGACTACCTCATCTCCAGCCTCATCAGTAGTAGGGTATGGTATTTATGGAGTTGATCAAGGGGATGAAAGACTGATCACATCGGTTGACGCGTCGACGCTACGATATGACTACGCTGGTATACCTGATCCTTCTAACCTAGTCTTTCCCTCACTCGCTGATACAACTAGTGGGCCAGTAGCAAAGTATGTTATTTCACACAAAGACAAACTAGTTCTTGGAAATATTAGTGGATTTGAATCAAGGATCTCATGGTCAGGAGGCGGAGTGAATGTAGATAAATTTAACTGGCAATACGGCGGAGGGTATATTGATATAGATAAAGATGCGGGGGATGAGATTAAGGGACTTATTGAGTTTCAGGATGCAATTATTGTTTTCAAGGAGCGTTCCATCTGGTCAGTTACTCTCGCGCTCGCTGATAGTATCGTTGTTCCGACAGTGAAGATGATCATGCGGGGTGTAGGATGTGTCTCCCACAGAACAATTCGCTATGTTGAGAACGATGTATTTTTCCTTTCAAGACGTGGAGTGTATACATTGGGGAATGAACCTAACTTCCTAAACGTGCTTCGTACCAATGAGGTCTCAGCTCGCATAAGACCGATATTTGAGACGTTAACCGCTGCCCAGCTTGAGCAGGCTTGTGCGGTATATGCGACAAATAAGTATAGACTTGCATACCCTGCAACAACTGCAAATAAGAATACGAAAGAGATTATCTATGATCGAGAGCGTGTGGCATGGATGGGTCCAAATACCTACCCTGCTACTCCTGCGGTGTATGAGAATTATTATGACGGATCAAATGTGGATCAATTAGTATGGGGAGACTCCGACGATAATTTTGTAACAAACTTTTCAACAGCAAACTCAAACGATAAAGGAGTGAAGATTCAGACGATACTTATAACAAAAAAGACTTCTTTTGGCAATCAATTTCGGTTTAAACAAATGAAGAATCTCTATTCTAACTGGAGGAATGTGGCAGGATCGCCATTTGTAAATATTATTCTTGAAACAAGGGACGGTGCTGTAGGCTCAGCTCAGTCGTTTAGTATTACCGCTTCAAACGCGGGCATTGGATGGGGATTTGATAAATGGGGTACGTTCAAATGGGGAAATACCTCTGGTGCAGGAAATTCAGCAGGGAGCAATGACCTTGCTAAGAGAACAAGAATGAACAAGGTGGGGAGAACATTGCAGGTAGAAGTGACAACGACTGGAAACAATGATACCTATGAGTTATTAGCAATGCAGATACAAGCGCAGGAACTCGGCGAAGGAATTATTCCTAGCTCGTGGTCGACATCATAAACTATTGTATTTGTTTGTTAGTAAGTTTATAATTTAGGTAGTCAAAAGTTTATGACTCATTGGCACCGCAAGGTGTCTTTTTTATTTTATGCCGGCAAATATCGCACGTCCTTCCGTTGATGAAAACATCAGTACCACGCTATCAAGTGGTATTACTGATGTGACTACATCTATGGATGTGGCAGCTGCTACAAAGATCGTTTCTCCTTGTTATCTAGTTATAGACCGTGTTGACAGTGCTGGAGCGCTAAAGGCTACTTCCCTATGGGAGTATGTCAAGGTAACTAATGTCGCAGGCAACACTCTAACTATTACAAGAGCACAGAGTGGCTCAACGGGACAAGCTCACTCATTAGGTGCGGTTGTCGAAGCGGTTGTAACTTCTGCAATGTTTGAAGACTGGCGTGCTGTCCTAGATCCTGAACACGATTCAGTAGGGGGTCACGTCATAGTAGGAACAATGACTGTTGCGGGAATGAATCTTGCCTCAGTTGCTACAGTAGCTGTACTTTCAGCCGGAACACTAAGAGCTACGAATGGTCTGCTTGCTCCCGCATGGTTTATTCCATCATTACCATCTAGCGCCACTATTGGTCTTGGTAGACCCGTTGCTATGCCGAGAGCTGGAACACTTAACTTCGTTAATGTAACACTTAATGGAATCATATCTTCGCCATCTGTAGCATGGGATATTAGAAAGAATGGCGTTTCTATATTTGATAGTATCGGGAGACCGTTCCAGTCTCTTGGAACTTTTGTGTCAACAGCTTCGATTAAGACTCCAACTTTCGTAGCTGGGGATGTATTGCAGGTTGATTATGCTGTAGCTGTAGGCGGTGCTAATTCAGTCGATGCAACGGTTGTAGCGGTAGCTACATAATCTATTGCAAATCGTTTAATTGAGGTAGTATAATACGGCAAGTTCAAGCTTATAACTCAGAACGCCAATATGGCGTTTTTTTTGTGGAGAGATTACAAATTAACTTAGATCAAAAAGCTGAAAGAATGATTCAACCCAAGATTTTTTATAAGAGAAATAGATAAAAGATGCAATAAAACATAGAAGCAATGAGAGTTCAAAGACACCTTTTACCCTTTCAGATTCAGGTGTGGGAAATATTAACGCCAATATAACAGAGAGAAAAAATTGCAAGGGAAGAGTTGTACATAAAGAAACAATTAGTATTTTTTTCATATATGAGAAGCATATCACATAACCACTCAAATTACTACGGGATAGAAGAAAGAGTAAGTAGACTCCCTCATCTTCTAGGAAGTCTAGCTAATTTGTATGGTGCTACTCGATCTTTTGCAAAGGCAAATCAATCAAGTCCTACAGCTGGAAAGCTCTGGGCAGGTACACCAGTATCTGATTTTTTAGTTGGAAAAGCTAAGGCTTCGTATACTCCACCAAGACCTCAAGTTTTGAGTTCAAAGACGGCTACCAATACCAATGCTGGTGTCATGGGGCCTCCTGGCCCACCAGCAGGCTACAGAGCCCCATCTAGTGGTGGAATGCCATCAAGCGCAGCTCCCCAGAATAATCTTCCAAAGCAACCATATCAATCTATCAAAGATAAACAGGACAACGGAAACAACCAGATTGATGATGACTATAACCAGTCAATGGCAATGCTTGATCAGGCATCCTCAGGCCTACAAGGTCAGGCAGGATCAGCACAGGATCAGATAACAAACGATGCGGCTGCGGCGCAAACTTCACTTGGATCAGCACAGACAACAGGAGAACAAGGAGTACAATCATCCCTCTCAACAGCAGAGGGTCTAGGAAAGAACGCACTGCAACAGGCTCGAGACCTATTCAGGCAAACAAACCAGCAAAACAACGCTCAGTTGTCAGCACTTGGTATCTCATCGTCCTCCGTTTCAGAGGCACTCGCCGAAAGGCTCGGGGTCGAAACAGCTCGTAGAATAGCAGGCGTGAGTGGATCACTCGATGAGGTAAGACAAAATGCAGCAAACGAGGTTGGGAGAATTAAAAACTATTATTCTGAAAAGAAGGTACAACTTGATGAGAATGTCCGTATTCAGAAAGATCAGATCCAACAGTCACTCATGCAAGGGCTCAATCAAATTAACAACGCACGAGGACAGGCATCTCAGGCGAAATCATCAGCACGGGCAAACTTAATCTCGCAGGTGCAGGATCAAGTCTATCAACTTACAGCACAACAGCAACAGTTTGATCAGGCATTGCGAGAATGGGCGCAACAGAAAAGCGCAGCGCTTACGCCTATTGCTCAAGACCAGAACTATCTGAATAGCGTCATTTCGAATATGCAAAACTTACAAACAAATCCAGCCTTATCAGGATTTAATGTGACCGCGGGGATTAATCAAAACGCAAAAAGCCAATATTCTAGCTCTTATAACATTGTGCCTAAGAAAAAACCTCAAGACGATCCGCTAGCAGAGCTCTATAATCAAGCAGGAATCTAGTAACGATTATGTATGTCATTAATATTCAATCAGACAAGAAAAATCCTTAAGGATCTTCAAAGTAAGGCTACCCCAACAATAAATAACGCTGTCTCAGGATTGGGGAGATCTCCGGTAGGTCAAGCAATAACAGGTACGCAGAAATTCCTCGAGAGTCCACAATCAATTAATTTACCCAAAGTCCCTCAGTTTGCTAATCCTACTGCTCCTGTTCCCTTCTTTCCTACATTGAAATTTAAACCTGTAGGAATGGTACGGGATATTGTCAATGAGACAGCGAGCTGGGCAGCGAATACTCTTTCAGACGCGGCTGTCAATATTGGTAAATCAGTAACAGGAAGACAACTCTCTGTGTATTCAAACCTTAAAAGTCCTGTCACTAGATTTGCATATAATGCGAGCTCACTAATTCAACCTCAAAATGTGAGAGGTCTTAATGTTAATAACAATGCACAAAACGTAATTGCAAATACTGCTGGGATGATTCAAGGGCCATTATCTGTTTATGGGGGTGGAAAGGTACTTAGTTTTGGAAAAACAGCTATCAAAGATGCAGGAGTACAAACGCTAAAACAAGCGGTTCTTTCACAAGCTAAGTCAGGGTCAATTCTAGGCGGAGCGTATGAAGTTATTAACGGACTTGCCGAGGGGAAAGATAAAAAATTGATAGACCAACTTGCGGGAGCATTCCAACAGGGAGCTATCGGAACAGTTGCAGGAGGATTGCT